CTAGTGAATTTGCAGAGTACGGCACGATAAGATCTTCTGCCGGTACAAATTTTGAAACCGCCCTACCTAAAAGATCGTCATAGTAGACTTTCTTAAAGGTAGATCCGGAAAGAGGGAGGTAAAAAAGCATCTGATCAAACTCAGGTTCGTATTCCTTCATCTGATCCATGATCTGATAGTTCATGAAGTCTTTTACCCGTTTTGCCTGTTCTTCTTTTGGAACGTCGATGTTACCCATTATCTGAGTTCTCACCGGTCCATCAGAAGGAAGCAATTCTTTGTAAGCTTGCGCTTGAAACTGTGTTACCGCTTCAGCTAGCACAGGGTGATTGACACCCGATGCACCTCTGAAAGGTTCTGTTCTTCTCTCGTATTTAAAACCTAAAAGTTCTAAACCTTCTCTGTAAGATTGTTCCCAATCTCCACGAGATTCTTTGTATTCGTTGTATTGTTCTACAAGTTTTGATCCTAATGGATCTAAAACTTCCTCACCTAAAAATTCTGCAAGATTTTCAAAATGATTGTCACCACCTTCAGGAGATGCAACCTTTGGATCAAAAGATACCTCAGCGCCACCTTCCTCTGTCATCTCTATCTCGACAGGTCCGCCTTTGGTTTCAACTTCCTCTACTTTTTCTTTGATTGCCTCTTCGATCTCCACTTCTCCTGGAACGTCGACAGTCGTTTTTGTATTCGGTAATGGTTTATCTATTTCGGCCATTTGCTATTTTACCTTGTTTTAAATAATGATTCAACACCTGACTCATTGATATCAGGCATCCTGACTATTGTCAAATTAACCTCTCCACCATCAGCTTTTTTAGTAAAGTCTCGTAGGTTTTCAATACCACCTGTTATTCCTTCTTCTACGTCTTTTACATAATCCTCTCCATCTTTTCCAAAAAATTTATAAACCTCTTCAGCTTCAATTAATTCATCACCACCACTTTCTGGATCTCTTCTAATTTCTGCAAATCCTTTTGAACCTTGGTCAGTATCAAAATATATCTCTGCGCTGCCATCAGTTTGATTTACATCAACTGTGATATCTGGTCTATCAGGATGTTTGTAACTATCAACTCTACCAGACTCACCAATTTTTTTTCCTTCTTTCATAACTTTGGCTACAACCATCTCATAAAGTTTCATGCCACCCTCACTGACAGATGCGATACCTTCTCGGACAGTCTCTGATTTAAGAGGTTTTGCAATTCTACCAACGATTGGCATTGATGCTAAACCACCCAACAGTTTCATAAAAGTTCGTCTATCCATTATGCCGACATCCCCATCTGTTCTTCTTGCTCCGCTCTGAATATTTCTAATTCTTCTGGAGTCATGTTTTTAATTCTTTCCCTCTCATCAATTAAAGCTTCTATACCCATCTTACCTAAACCTAAAGCACCAATTCCATAACCCACCGGTGTCATCATCGCGCCAACTCTACCTAATGATAGAGCTCTACCCAAAGCGTTTTGTAAACCCTTACCACCAAATCTTTTTACAGCCTCTGGATATAATAGTTCTAATCCAACCATAGGATCAACTGTTGCATCAACAATATTTTTTCCCTCATCTAGATTATCTTTCACAGTCATACCTGCAAATGTCAAACCTGCTGCTGAACTACCTAGTGTAGATAACAATCCAGATAATAATTTACCAGCTCCTTTTCTAACCGTCTTACTCAGTAAAGGTGCTGACGCTACGGCAGCCGTGGGCATTGGATTGTTTGCAGCCCAGTCAAGTAATGTTGCCTGTGAAACTTTATCATCAGTCTCTGGATTTATAAAAGCTCCTATGTCTTTATTAAATTCAATATTGTCTTTTGGTTCTATTTCTGCTGCTGCAACAGAAGTGAAAGGATCTAATTTATCTAAATTAGTTAAACCCTGATAGCCTAAATAAGCAGCTACGGGTATTCCAAAAACTCTTGGAGCACCCTTTGCTAATAATCTTAACATTTTTGAATTACCTTTTTGACTTTCAAGATAAGGTCTTATCTCGTCTACAGTTTTTACATCTGACGGAACTTTAAAAGAGTAACCATGTTTGTCATAAATATCATCAAACATATCTCCATAATTTTTTAATGCACTTTTATTTTTAATTGCTATGTCAGGTTCATCAAAACTAATTTCTAAAACTCTAACGGGAAGTTGTCCTGGTTTTAAATTTTTATTTGCATCTCTTGCAAACGCTCTAGCTTTGGTGTTGTATTCTTTAGCAATTGCTTTTTTTTCATCTAATGTTTTTGCATCTTGTAATCTTTTTTCATAAATAGTAGTTTGTTTATCAAGAGTTTTACCTTTCTCTTGATTAATATCTGACCTTATGCCTTGAAGAAATATACTATATGGACTTGTATTAAATTTTGCAGATGATCTTATATTTTTTATTTCATCTACTTCAATCCCTGTTCCAGGTATTAGTTCTTGAATTCTTTTTTTCAGAGATGTAAAGAAAGCTCTAGGTTTTCCTATATCAGTTGCTACTTTTCTTTCAGAAGCAGATCTTTTTAACTGACCACCTCTTCCTCCAAATCTAGTGCCCTGTGTTAAATCTTTTAACAAAGGTTGAACATTTTTTACAAATTTATCATCTTTTACATTTAAATAAGATTTATCTCCCTCATATGCTTCAATTAATTGTCCTATTCTTCTAGTTGCAAGAGAGTCATCTACATTTAAAAGTTTTTCTGTTTTCTTAACTAATTTTTCTATGTTTGTTTCACCAGCATTTAATAATTTTTTTACCTCTGATTTATTTAATTTATTTAAATCATCTTTTATTCTTTTAACTTTAGCTGCTGTTTCTCCTGTAGTTCCACTTGGAATACCTGTAATATTTTTAGCTAATTTAGTTAGAGTGCTTTTCATTCCTGAAGTTCTAACCTCTGGAAATTCTGATTTTAAAATTTCGTTAACTTGATCTATTGTATATTTTTTACTTTTTAAAAGTTGGTTTGCTCTTTTAACTCTTTTATCAAATGCAACCTTACCTGGGCCTGTGCTTGTTTTTTTTAAAATGTTTACATCATATTGTGCTTTTATTTTTTTTAATTCATCCGCGGTAGGTTTAATGTAAAAATTTTTTTTAGGGTTTTCATATGTTGCAATTCTACCATCAACATTTCTTACTTGAACTTTTTTAGGTTTTTTAAATCCATAAGCTTGAGCAAAGGTAGAAATGTCTTTTGTTTCTATACCAAGTGATCTTAAAAGTTGTAATAGTTCATCTGCTCTAATTACATTCTTTGTTAAAATTTCAGCCATTATCTTTTCTCCGCGAACATCGATGCAAGACCACCGTCAGCAAAAGGGCTGCCTCTAAAAGAATCATCAGATCTAGTATATCCAGCACCAGCCTGTTCTCTTCTAGCTGAAGATTGTGGATCACCTTTGCCAAATTGATCATAAAAACTTCTACCTTGACCCATTGCTTGTTCAAAAGCAGTTTGAGCACGTCTTTCTGCTTCTGCTTCTGCAGCTATTCTTTCTTTTTCTAGATTTGTATAATAATCATCAATAGCTCTTTGTTGTAAACCTTTTCGTTTTCTGTCTGCAGCCATCTTTGCTCTTTTTGAAACTAGATCAGCATAATTACCAAACATAGATTTTATGTTGTAACCAAATCTATCTTTAGCTAAACCTGATTGATCATCAAGTCCTTGTATGCCCATTTGTTCAGTTATAAATTGTTGATCACCTATAGGTAAATTAGAAAATGTTTTGTCACCTAAAGATTGTATAGCACGAATGCCTAAACCTACACCTGGTATTCCAGATGCAGCTCCTAAAATAAAATTACCAATACTAGATCCTTTATCTAATCCTGCACCAATTAAATTTTGTACCTCACTTATAATACCGCCATCTGCTTTTTTAATTGGTGGCTCGCCTCGTGGATGAACTCCTGTCTCTTTGATCTGCATCAATTCCTCAA